GTCCCCGGATTGGTGGGAACCGCCCGCCAACAATTCAACCGTACCATCGCCGTAACTTTCCGAACCCTCGGCGGCTTTACTCATTTGTGCGGCTTTAATTTTGGCGGCGGCAAATGAAGCCCACATAACAGCGATTGCCGGGATTGCGAACGGGAACCCCAATTGCGACCAAATCAAAGCGGACGCCGTTACAAGGTTTCCGATTTGTTGGATTGTCTGTATTGTCTGTTGTGCCTTTTGCGCTTTCTGTTGCTCTTTCAACGCCTTTTCTTGGTTCCGCTTTGCCAAATCCAACTCCTTTTGTGCCATAACCACGTTTGAGGCATAACCGTTCGCCCGTGCTTCCCTTTCGGCGTCCAACGCGCGTTGTGCGCTTTCAACCTCTTTGTCGGCGGCATTTACGGCGGCTTCGGCGGCTTGCAATTTCGCATCTAAAAATACCTGTAATTGCTCCATTGCAAAGGATACGGACGTACTTATTGCCTCCTTTTGGTCGTCGTCCAAATTCAGCCCAAACAAACCGTATATATCGTTGCCCCGTTCGTCGCCTTTGCTTTTCTCAATCTCTTGGTCGATTTTGGCAATTGTGTTTTGGATTGTCTTAACCTCCTGTTCCGTCATTTTGACCCCGGCGGTTTTGTTCAACTCCAAAATCTTTTGCAAACGTGCCTTTTCTTGCGCCAACCGGAACCGGGTTTTGCGTTCCTCGGAATTACGCAACAAATCGAACTCCGACGCCTCCAACGCCTGTTGTTGGTCGAAAAGTAATAACGCCCGTTGTTGGTTCAACTCGGTTGTCTGTTTCAGTATTTGCGCATCGTATTTGGCGTTTATATCCGCTTCGTTTTGGCGGACGTCCTCGGCTAACTGCCTGTTTTGCGCCAACTCGATTGCCCGTTGTTGCTGTAACAATTGGATACGCAAATTTATTTCCTCCTGCGAACCCTCACGGGCGGCGTCTAAACGTAATTGCGTCCGGTCTGCCTCCCTTTGCATTTGGTCTATTGTTATTTGGTCGTTCAATTCGCCCAACTGCTTTGCGTACTGCTCTTGCAAAAGAATTTGTTGGTTATATAATTCCTCAACCTGTTTTTCGGTCAATCCCCGTTCGGTTTCCAACCGGGTTATTATATCCTGTATCTGCCTTTCATATTCGACCCGTAATTGTTCCCGTTGCTTTTCCGCCCCCTCTGCCATAAGCGCAATTTGGGCGTCCTGCGTGGTGCGTTCCGCCGCCAATTCCGCCGCCCGTTGTTGGTTGGCAATATCGACCATATCTTTTGCTAACTGTTGACGTAACGCCGTAATTTGGTCGTTCAAAGCTTTGCGGGCTTTAGTCGTCAAATTCGCCTCCGTGCGCAACTGCAATTGTATATCCGCAATCGCACGGGCGTTGGCGGCTTGACGTTGCGCCCTCTGTTGGTCGAACGAATTTTTTATTAAGGCAATCCGGACGTCCTCGGCTTTACGCAAAATATCGGTTTCCGCTTTGGCGGCGTTCCGGTTTTCCTGTTGACGTTGTGCCGCCTGTATTTTCCTTTCGGCGTCCAAATCCGCCCCCTCGGTTTTCAGATTAACGGCAATATCAACGGCACGTCCCACGTTGTCGATTTGCCCCTGTATTGCGTCAATTGCATCATCAACCTTTACTTTGTCAATCTTACCGTCCAAATCGACGTCAATTCTAATTTTACTATCGCCACGGGCTTTGGCTGTGTTGACCTGCAATAACATTTCATGTAATTGTTTCAACTTTGCCCGGTTCGCCTCTAAATCGTCTAATTCTTGCCCGTAAAAACCGACCGATTTGTTGTGCGCCTTTGTGCGTTCCTCCAATATTTCGTCCTCAATCTTTCGGGTTTCGGACAATGAAGCGTTTCGGGCTTTGGCAACGTTTAATTCCCGGTTCAATTGGGCGACACGCTCGTTGCTTACTCGGTTCATTTCGGTTGCCTCGGTTTCCAAATAGTCCAACCAAACCTTTTGCGCTTCGTTCAACTTCTGTTGGTTCTTTGCCGATTTGTCGGTATTGGACGCAAACAGGACTAACGCCCCGACAACGGTAACTAATGCCAAAGCCAACAGGACGTAAGGATTGGCGGATGCAATAAGATTGAACGCCTTTTGCGCCACGGTCGCCGCCAACGTCGCCTTTGTCCCCTGCATGGTAACAAGGCGGTTATAAACTTGCGCTTTGCTCAATGCTGCCATTTGGATACGGGAAATACCCAACATAACCGCCGATTGCTTTTGCACGGCATTTTGTATCGCCTGTACTCCGGTCGTAATAGCGATTGCCGCCTGTAACTTCTTTTGCGCCTCTTGTACGTCCTCACTTTGCGCCCCGAACAATTCCATTGCCCCGGTAAATGCTGCAAAGCCCCCGGACGCACCCGCCGCCAATCCTAACACACTATCCAACGTTGACGTATCCGACGCCATGTTGGTTATTTCTTTTGTTGCATCTTTGACCGCATCCCGTAATATGGCGGTTTCCTTTGCCAAACGGTTATATTCGTCGGAACCTTGTTTGCCCTCCAACCTCAACAATGCCAATTGCTTTGTTTGGTTTTCTATCTGCGTTGTCAAACCTTTGGCGGCATCGGAATAGTTACCCACGTTTAACGAAGTTTTCCCGGTTGCCTCCTGTAACCGCTTCATTTCTTCGTAAATCGCTTTTGTTTCCGCAACCAACTTGCGCCCCTCCTCGGTCGCCTCCCTTTCCTCAACCGTCATATTGTTAAGAAAGATTTTGTTAAGGGAATATTGCGCCGATAACCTGTTATATGAACCCTCGGCGGATTGGTTGATTTTGACAACAAGTTTGTTTATTTCGTTCGCCTCCTTTTGGGCTTGCTTCAATTCTGCCAACCGCTTTGCGTTCTCGCTTTCCGCAAATGCCAAATCCCGTGCGGCACGGGTCAAACGGTCGGTATCGGTTGTTGCGCCCTTAATGGTTTTGCGCCCGTCCTCGGTCGCCCCGGATACGCCCGCCAATGCCGCCCGAACGCTTATTGCCTCACTCTTTATGTTTTTTAGAGTGTTCATATAGGCGTCGGAAAGTTGGTCTAATTGGTTGATAAGGTCGGTAATCGAATTATCCGGCTTTACCAAATCACTATATTTTATCGGGTTGTTATTGTCTGTCATAACGCCAATTATTACTTTGTTATTTTCGAGAAATTTGTCCGTATTTCAATTTTCTTTTCTCGGTAATACAATTTACCCTTCGGAACCAAACAACGCCGGAAACGGGCTAATTTCGCCCCGCTTTCGGGTTCTTTGGCTTTGTCGCCTGTTTAATGTACTCAAATGCGTTGTAATACTCCAATACGGTAAACGATTTTGGGTTTACGTGCAAATGTTGGGACAACATCAAACACATATTTTCAAACTGCTTGTCGTATTGTATTTCCATGCTATCCGACCCGCTAAACGATTGGGGTTTTGTATAAGTCAACAACAACGTCGTAATATGGTCTATTTCCGCCCGTTTGTCGCTTTCGTCCCCCTGTATTATCGCATCCAACATTAACATCGTGCGTTGCTTCAATTGGTCGTAATACTCTTTAACCGTGGCATCGTCGAATAGTTTAGGAAAATACAATTGCAATTCTTCATCTATTTTTTTTTTGACCGCTTCCAATTGGGCGGTCAACTCGGCGTTCGGTGCATCGGCGAATAAATCCAATACCTTTTGCAAACCGTCCGCCGTCATATCGTTGTATTCGGTTCCGTCCACGGACTTAACCAAACAGGCAAACGCCAAATACTTTGGCGATATGGCGGATTGGACGAAATAAACGTTTTGCCGCAAATTATCCAATTCCTTTTCCGCCAAATCCGGCTTTTCCTTTCGGATAAACCGGATTGCCTTTTCAATATGCGCATCCCAATCGTTCAAATCCGACCCAACCCCGGCGTCGATAAGCAACATTTTGTTATATGCGTGAAATCGCAAAATTGGCAATTCGTCGATACTATCGTACAACACAACCGCCCGTTCCCCTATCTTTGTCGTTTTCATAAGAGTATGCGGGTTATGACTGTTGAACAAAACGGAACCAATAACAATGCCGGGTTCCCGGTGCATATAGCAAACAGGACGGACAAAACGACCCCCGCCCACCATGATAAGCAAAAGCCGCAATTGAACATCTTAACAAAAAAGTCGTTGCCGTGAACTTGGACGTACTCAATAACGCCCCACTTTTTTAACAGGGTCAACAGGAACGCCGCCACGGTTGCCACGACCAAAACCCAAATAATGAAAGTTACCATATCGTTAAATGTTACAAGGTTGATTAACTGACAATACACCCTCAAAGCGAAAACCGCCGAACGGGTGCATTAAAAATTGATTATCTATTTCGTCCAACGTAAACCCACGGTACACGTTTTCCGCCAACTCATAAATCCGGTTTATTACAATCGTCCCGTCTTTCAGCCAAAAACCGCCATTTAGGACGGTCAATATTTCGTTCTTCAATGCCTCGGTATTCCGGTTGTTGAGTTGACCGGGGTAAACCTTGCGCAAATCGAACCAAACAATAAGGGAAAACGGGGCTTTAATCTCGCTTTGCTCTTTGGGAACCCAACCGACCGTTTGCGGGTCGTCTATCCAAAAGAACGAAAAATTGCCAATATTGGCATCCGGGGAAACGTCGATATAATCGTTGTCGCCTCTCCATTCCGTCCCGCCCGCATATACGTTCGGGGTATAATAGCGTTTGCCCTGTATCACTTTGGCGATACGTTGCGCCCGCCCAAATGCAACGTCCAACCAATCGACGTTATCCATTAACCCGGTTTGTATGTTCCCCAAAACCCGGTCGATTAAAACCGGGTTGGGGATAATAGGGGTTGTTCTCTTATTCGTTGCCATATAATACGTTTTTTGCTTTCTTCATTAAGTCCGGGAATATATATTGCCAAATCAACGCCGCAATATTTTCGTCCGTCAATCCCAATATTTGCCGCCCGTACTTTTTTATTAAGTCCTCCGTTTTGAAATCCGATGCTTTTATTTCAAACTGTTTGTCGCCGACTTCCAAAAAAAACGACGCTTCAAAATCCCCGGTATCCCGTAACGTTACCCGGTTTGTCGGTTGTCCCTTTTCCTCCTTTATGGCTATCGTCAACGGCGAATACGGGGCGTAATCCATAATATCCACGCCCAAACGGTTAATACCCTGTTCAAACAATTGTTCCTCGGCGTTCATATCAACAATATAGGCGTCATTGTCCCAAATGATTTGTTGAATGTATGCGCCGGACGATAACCCGTTGTTGAACGTTGCAACCCGGTTGCGTAAATCCTGTATTGAATTTAACCCCGCCATAATCTTACGTTGTCCGGTATTTTACGCCGTGGTTATTACAAGTAAGGCAAATACGGTCGATACCCTGCGTATCCAACCGCAACGCCTCGTATGCTTTTTTAAGGTCATAACCCAAACCGCCGGGGCGACCCTCAACGTTGCCGTCCAATTCGTAAAGAATTTCCAACCGGGTTGCGTTTACTTGGTTCCGGTTTACCTTAACATCGGGGTTCATTGCCAACGTGCGCAACATGATTGCGGCGACCTGTCGTTGGATAACCGTTTGGAAAATCTGCTTTTCCTTAATGATAAAATCCGTTAGGTCGCAACCAACGGTTATTTCGCAATTCAACCCGTAATTCTGCGTATTGGTGTACATCGTCAACGCAATATCCCACAACTCCGGGTATTCGTCGAATGTTTCCGGGGCGTTCATCATAAACGGGGATACCTGTAAATACTTGGTTATTTCCCGCCAACGCTCCAAATCAACGTAACCCGTACACGTCCCGCACGGCTCCCGGCTCCAATCCTTTGTCATGTTAATTGCCTGCATCCCGGCGGGCAAATCGTTTTGGTTGTAACAAAGGAACCACGACCCCCCGGCGTTGTTTCCGGTACTGATATACGGCAAATAACAATCTTTCAAGGGGAACCATTGAAAACCGCCGTTTGTCTGCGTAAAATTCAAATCAAACGTCTTTATCGGGTCAATTTGGGACGAATGGAAAAGATACATACGAACAACCCCGGTTGCGCCCGTCATTTGCAACCCGATTTGTTCGATTTTCATTGTTACGCCCATAGAACGAACCGGGACAATTTCAAACCCGACTAATTTATGATTATTCGGCAACGTCGCCCGGATACGTCCCGCACCGTCAAAGAACGTGCGCCGCTCCAACAGGTTCTTTGTTTCCTTATCTAATCCCTTTATTTGCGTGAATGTTTGTACCATTTGCGCAATACCGTTACGGGTTAACCGCTCCAAATAATCGGAAATGAAATTGTACGGTTGCCAATAGGGGTTGGCGTAATCGTCGTTAAAATCGCTTTCGGTCGGTTCCTCGTTTTGGTTGTCCCGTTCCGCAATCCAAACTTTGTTGTTGTGGCGAACCTTTGCCCCGGCTTTGTATTCCGTTATCATATTCCAAACCGGATATTGAAAAACGAAATCATCCGGGACGATTGCCCGGACATTATCCAAAGTAACAAGGGGATGCGCACCTTGAAACGTCAAACCGCTTTCCGTCTGCGTTAAATTGTCGTCTATCGCCTTTGCCGGGTCGTATGATTGTTCCCACCCGACGACGTGCAATAATGCGTCCTGTATTTCTTTAAGTCTATACATAAGCCCAAATATAACCGCCGCAAGTCTTTTTTATTCCCTTGCAACATTTAATAATATTACTATCATTCAAACCCGTTTCCCGTTGTGCATCTTTTACGGATAAAAAGGTTTTTATTAAATCGCCACAAGCGGAATACATCGCAATTTCTTTCGCTCGTTGGTGCAATCCGCCTAATCGCCCCGTCATATATACGCCAATCTTTTTATGTAAGCGGGATTTTGTTATTGGATTATTACAATTTTCTTTTGCTGTCACCCAACGCAAGTTGTCCGCATGGTTATTGGCTCGGTCGCCGTCGATATGGTCAACACATGGTTTGTTTTCGGGATTGGGGACAAAAGCCGCCGCAACTAAACGATGAACGTTTATTGTTTTACGAATACCATTACATAACACTACAATGTTATAGCCCTGTTTATTTGGAACTATTTTAAGCAATTTTGTTTTATTGCGTATATTTCCGAAATTACTTATTTCGTAATTAGGGAAATCGTTTATTACTTTCCAAGTCTCCATATCAACGAATTAAAAAGGGGGTGGGGATAACCACCCCATCCCCTCGGTTAAATAATTGTTCCGTTTTCCGGCTTATGCGCCTGCACCCCCGGCGGGAAATTCCGCTGCGTTGGTTACATATACGGGCATACCCAACGGCTCGTTCGGATTGCGGGCGGCAATCTCGGCTTTGATAATCGGGTTTGCAACGGTATCCGGGTTGCTGTTGTAAGCAACCATATACGCCACGTCAACGGAAAATCCGAAATACTCCTTAACGGCGCACGTCAAATCGGCGGTTGCGTCGCCCATGATTGCGGACTGGTCGCCAACGGCGGTGTAATAGTGCGAACCAACGGGCAAATCAATGTACGGCAAACGTACAACGTCCCATTCGTGGAAATTCGCACGGGTGCGGCGTAATGCTTCACGATCAACACGTGTAAGGATACCAACATTACCGTCAGCAACGGCAAACATTGTTCCCATTTTGCCCTCTTCGTCGGTTACGTTGTTCGTGTAGTGCAAAACCTTGTTGTCGTACTCCATGCGCTTGTTTACGTCGTTATAAACGCCATGTTGCGCAAGTTTACGGATAAGGCTATCAACCCCGGCGTTGGCGATAATGTGGATATATTCCGGGTAACAGTTAGCCCGCATAATCGGGTTAATATCGCCCAAAATCTCGGTCGCCATTTGGGTTGGAACCTGTACCACATTGCCCGACTGCGTGTAATTAAGCAACGTTTTGAACACATGTGTTTTGTTTGCCTCCAATGCGGCAACGGCTCCGACGTCCAATTTGTCCGCCAAAGCCCGGCACGTCTTTTCCATTTTGCGCAAAAAGTCGTGTTCATAGGAAATTTCGTTGTTCATGTAGGCGGCGGGAACCATTGTAAAGCCAATGGCATAAGTCGCCCAAACAACCGTTACCAATGCGGACGTATTTTCATCGTCAGCGATAACGCACGAACGGACATTGCTAACCTGTACATCGCCGTCGTAATTGATAACGGGTACTTGTACCGTGTTACCAATGGACGCAAACGCACGGTCACGCAAATTGGGGTTAATGATTGAGGACGGGGCGTTGGTTTGCTCAATGAAAAAATCCAATGCGCCATACTCACACGGGCGGGTCATATTACGGTCTAATTCCGGGTTTTCAATCCGCCAATTCTGCAATCTTGTTGCTACTAATGACATAATGTTAAAAATTTAATTGTTATTAAATGCGGGTTTACCCTTTACCCGTGATTGTTTACTTTTCCGGCAATGCGGCAATATTGTTGTCCTGCCATGCCTGTTTCATTGCGGCGTCGAACTTTTCGGAACCCGCCGTTAAGCCCTGCGCCATAAGGTTTGCGGCGATTGCTTCGTAAGCCTCGACACGGGTTTTTGCGCCCGTTACGTCAATGGTTGTTCCGCCACCACCGCCGGAACCGCCCGCCGGGGGAACCGTTCCGCCGCCTCCGGCTTTGCGTCCCTTATCCAAAATACCCATTGTTTCCAATTCCTTTGCCAACAGGTCGCCGGGGGTGTACGGGTTCAACTGATTGTTCGGGTTACGCATAATTGCGCCGCTTTCGTCCTTAAAAGCAATGATTTTGCCGCCTTTGCCATCGTCGATATATTCGGGATTCATACCCTTAATTTTGTCGATTGCTTGCGCTAACAAAACCTTTGTTGCGCTTTCGGGCAATCCCGGTTTGAATTTCAACCCGGCGATTGCGGTCTGCAATGCACCCTCGATACGAACGCCGAACAATTCCGTTTGGAATTTCTTTTCGGCTTCATCGTACTTGCTTTTGAGGTCGTTAAACTGCGTTGTTACCGCCGTTAAATCGGCTTTCGCCTGTTTCAATGCCTTTGCCGTTTCCGCATCGGTCGCACCGTCGGCAATTGCCTTTTCCAAACGTGCCTTTTCTTTCGTCAGACTGTCGATTTGGGTTTGCAATGCGCTTGCGCTTTCCGCTTTGGTTTTGAACTCGGCGACCACACGTTTTGCGTAATCAAACGTCTTTTCGGTTCCGTTCTTTGCGATACCGGACACCGCCAAAATATCGGCATCCAATCCGCCGTAAATTTCGCCCGTCTTTTTGGCGATAACGCTATT